CTCCCGGCGCCCGCGGCCCCTGCTTCACCTGCGCCCGCGACCGTCGCGCCCGCTTCACCCGCGCCCGTGAGGAACCGTACGACGCTTGCGACGGGGCCACTCCCCGTCGCCGCGTAGTTGCCGAGTCGGTTGATCATCGCGCTGCCGAGGACGCCCGAAACCAGCCCGCCGCCGGTCTGCAGTGCCGTGCTGAGGATGGGGCTGGACTTCGAGAAGTTGTCGAGGGCGTTGCTGAATCGAACTACCGCGCTGGTGCCCTCGGTGAGCGCTTTGAGTCGCTGCTCCTCGGCGCTCTGCAGTTCCGTGCGCTGCTCCGTCTCGACCAGAGCGCGTCCCCGCTCAATGTCCGCGACGCCGAAGCGGGTGCCTGCGGCCTGCATCTCGGACACGCGCTGCGCGATGGTCTGACCGCTGCCGGTCTGCGAAGCCATCCCGAGGATGAGTCGTCGCTGCTGCGAGTCGAGCACCATCGCGGCGTTGCGCCCGCCCGCCGACAGCAGGTTGCTGACCGCGTTCGCGTCGCCACCCATGCCCGAAACGAGCGACGACATGAGGGCAACGGGGCTGCGTTCGCGAAGGTGGAACTGCCCGCGGCGGTCGCGAGCGATCAACTGGTCTGCGAGGTCGGCACGACCCGTCGCGCGAAGGCGCGTGTTGAGCCGCTCGGCCATCAGCGGGTTTTCGACAGACGACCGCATCTTCGCGAGTGCGTTGAGCGAGTCGCGAGGCGTCAGACCCGCAGCGGCGCCGATCTCGCCAACGGCCATCGTCTCGGCGGTGGCTCGTTGCACCGCGGCGGCGCGCGCCTCTGGCGCCATCGTCGAGCTGACCGAGCGAGAGATGTTCGCCATGAGCGGGCCGAGCGCGGTGCTTGTGAGCGTCGAGAGCTCGATTGACCCCGCCTGCGCCATGCCGGTGAGCGACCGGATCGTCGCCATCTGGTCGGCGCCGGTGACCCCCTGCTGCGAGAGCATTCCGGCCACCCGCATGACCTCGGCCGGATCTTGGAACGTCGAGCGAGCGAACTCTGCGAGCTGCAACTGCCGTTGGAAGTTCTGCTGACGCGCCGCGGGAGTGCCACCCGACAGCACGGAGAACTGCGTCTGCGCTGCCATGATGCCGCTCGCGACTTGATCCATCGAGAGCCCGCGGAGAGGGCCCGTCGCGAGGGCAGTCTCTAGCTGGCGCCGCATCGATCCAGCCTGATCGCCGCCGATGCCCGCCTGGTAGAACGCGGCGTTCAGCGTGTGCTCGCTCTCGGCCCGCTGGCGGCGCGCATCTTGGATCTGCGAGTGCGCCTCACGAGCGACCGGCATCGCCGCGTCGCCGCCCACGTTCAGACCGCGCCGGATGCCGTGGCCGATGGTGCGTGCGTTTCGCTCGCGCCGCGCCGCCTCGCGCGATGCAACGGCCGTCTGCTGCCTCTCCTCGCGCTCGACGGCGCGCGTCACCCGCTCGAGCGCGGTGGTCCGCACGCGGGCCTCCTGCTCTGCGGTGAGCCCCCGTCGCTGCGCCTCGGCGCGGGCGATCTCCGACGCCTGACGCTCGGCGCGGGCGCGCCCCTCGGCGGTGAGCTGCGCTGCTCGGCGCTTCTGCTCCTCGGCCCGCACGAAGGCCCGCACGCTGGCCTGTGCCGCGCGCTCCTGATCTCGCGTGATCTGCTGCGAGTCGCGGTACACCGACTGCTGCGCCCGCCGCGATCCAGCCGGGATGCCCGCGAAGAGGTTGCCCATCGACGCGCGCACGACGCGCTCCGTCTCCTGCGCCTGCGTGCGGATCTGGCCGAAGGCCGCGACGATGCCCGCGGTCGTGGCGTCGATCTCGAGCACCGCGCGCGGCATCAGTCGATCTCCTCAACGGTCATCGTCGGGGTCGAGGCTGCGGGTGAGGGTTCTGGCGAGGCGCTCGGCTGCGATGTACCCGAGGAGTTCGCCGTCATCCATGTCGCACGCTGGGCGACCAGTGAAGTGATGATGGCTCGCAGCGTGCCGAAATCGTAGCGCGGCAAGCTGGTCATGGAGGCTTGCCCTTTTCCCAGAGCGTCGGCCACCTCCCGGACCTCGTCGAGCGTCTTCAGCGACCGGAACGGCGACCGCTCCTGCGACCACGAGAGGTACTCGTCCCAGCAGGCGCGGATCTCGTCGACCTCGAAATGCGCGCGCACCTCGCTCGCGTCAGCCGCGAAGAGCGTGTCGGGCTTCTCGGGGTCGACCAGCGCACGCGCGAGCGTCTGCACCATCACCTCGAGGTTCAGCACCGCGTCGCCCGCGTCGCCGACGAGGTCTTCGCGGTGCCACCCGCCGGTCGAGACGAGCCACTTGATCGCCTCGGCGTGCGCGCGCGCCGCGTCGTCGGCGGTGAGGGCGCGCACCGCGAGGCGGATCGTGGTGCGGCCCTCCGCGCGGACGATGTCGAGGTCGAAGGCCTTGTGCGGGCGGGCGCGCCCCGCGAGGAGCTTGGCGAGGGGGGAGCCTACGCGGAAGCGGTCGAGGTCGCTCACGACCCGCACGCTACCACGAGGTCACGAGGTCGAGGTGATCTTCCCGTGGAACTCCCACGAGACGGAGTTCGCGTCGGCCACCTTGGTGCCAGCGCGGACGGTGCGAATGTCGCCGGTGCAGGTGTACGTCTTCCCCGCGAGCTTGAAGCCGAGCGTGATGACCGCCTGGGCGAGCGCGATGCCCACCCAGTCGAACTCCATGCCGCTCTGAGGGATCGCGTTGTCGACGCGGACCATCACCTTCTGCGGGCCCACGCTGAATCCAGCGGTACCGAGAAGCAGGGTTTGAACGTCCTTGTTCTGCGTGTCGACATCGAAATCGATGCTCGACGACTGCAGCACGGGCACCGCGTTGACGGTGACGAAACCGGGACCGGAGTAGATCGTTGCCATGGCTCAGTTCCTCACAGGCTCGCGAGCTGGCGCACGTTGCCAGCGATGATGTGGAGCCCGCTCACAGGCTCGCAGGGGATCTCGCAGTTGAGGCGCCCGCTCACCACCGGGTCGGCCTGCACCGCGAGGAGCGAGGCGTTGGCCGTCACGTCGCGGATGATCGTGCGCGCTTCGTAGCCCGCGAGGCGGTCGAGGATGTACGACCGCACGAGCGACGGCGTCGTCACGTTCGGCGAGAGCGGCGGGTTGCCGTTCGCGCTGTCGGCGCCGAGCTTGAAGCCCTGATACGTGACCGAGAGCGAGCTCTGCAGGTCGTCGGCGACGTAGTCGCAGACGGTCACGAACTCGGTGTCGATCACGGCGTAGTTCGGCACGCCGAGGTACAGCGACCGCGAGGTGATCGACCGCGAGAGCGAGCACAGACCGGGGCGCGCCGTCGAGGGCACGACGCACGCGAGGCCGTTGTTCAGCGCGCTCTCGACCTCGGTCGCCGTCGGCTGATCGGCCACGCTGGTCTGCGCGAGGAGCAGCGCGAGCTGCACCCCGTCGAGGTTCGCCGCGGGGTCGCTCGACTCGCCGACGAGCACGCCGCTCAGGGCGCCGTCGCCCGCGAGCCGCGCCGCCGCCAGAACCGCCGCGACCTCGGGGCCGGGGACCTTCGACGCGTGGTGCCACGCGACCTGCAGGCGCGAGGCGTTGAGCCCGGTGGCGAGCGTGGTCGCGTTCGCCAGCGTGTCGATCGTCCCCGCGATGCCCTGCTGCCGGATCCCCACGGTCACCGCCGCGAGGTTGTCCAGATGGGTCACGAGGCGCCCGATGTTCGTCGCGTCGTTCGCGGCGACCACGATGCGCGAGTACTTCTGCGAGGCCACCGCCGCGAGCGCGTTGGTGTAGTTGTCGGCCGTGTTGCCGCCGGTGAGGTTGAACTCCGCGCCGATGCCCGCGCCGACGCTCGTCCACTGAAACGTCGTCGCGCCAGGCGACGTGGTCGACGAGCCGGTCACGCGCGTCTCGACCACCGAGGACGACGAGACGAGGTAGGCGTCGACGATGAGGCTGTTGCCGCGCGGCCCCGCGTGCTTCGCGGTGATCGTCACCACGCCCGCGGCGTTCTGCGCCGTGTACGGCAGGCCGTTCGCGTCGTTGATCGCGTCGGCGATCGCAGCGGCGATGGTCGTCGCGCTGTTGCCGGTGGCCACGGGCACGTCGAGCACCTGATCGCAGAGGCGCAGGCGCACCGTGAAGGCCGCGGTCGCCGTCGTGGCGACGGTCAGATCCGCCGCAGCCGCGGTGCCCCCGCTCTCGGCCACGGAGCAGAGCCAGAGGCTCGCCGCGGGCGACTGCGCGAACACCGCCGCCGCCATGCGCGCGAGCTCGCTGCCCGCGCCGCAGAGCGACACGGCGTCAGACGCGCTCGCGCAGAAGGTCGGGGTCGCCACGGGCATCGATCCAGCCGCGACGCTGAACGCGGGCGAGGCGCCCGTCAGCGTCGTGCCGATCGCGTTGCCGAGCAGCAGGATCTTCTCGGGCGCCGCGCCCGCCGACGTGCCGGGACCGCCGAGGATTACGTT